GAATAGGTATAATTTTCATTTAGGTTTGTAAGTGTAAATATCACCTTTTCATCTTTACCTGCATATGTACTATAATAAACACTTATTGAACCAAACGTTAATTCTAATATCCATGTACCAGCTGTTAAAGCATCAGCAATAATATCTGTATCATAAATAAAATTACATGCATTAAAGCAGCCCAAATTTAACGTTTTTTCACAACAATTACAGCATGGCATATGTATAAAATTTTATTATTCTAAAAAAAGGGGGTATTTATTCCAACCCCCTGCAATGATTGCCTAAGGTAGCGAAACTTGGCGGCATTGTGAATCTTAACATATCTTAAACGGTTTACACTTTTCTGTTAAGGTAAAATCATATCTTAACTCAAAATCTAAACTAATAATTTGCATTAAACTTTGTAGCGTTTTTGCATCTTTGCCAGTTTCAGCAGCGTAAACGGTCCAAGGTAGTATTTCATTTGATACCGGAAACAGTCGCGGATTAACTATTGCATATTGCCATTGTACGCCTTTAAAACTTGCACCATATAGCGCAAACTTAACAGAATCTAATAACATACGTGGGTCAGCGCAAAGATGCCAAAAAACTAATTTAAATGGAATACGCACATCAAGTTCGATACCACAACTTCCCCTTTTAGTGTTTGCAGCTTTTCTTGTTTCAGAAACAATACCATTAACACGGATATAATAACCCGTTCGCGCGGTGTCTGTGATGCCCACATAGTTTCTATGTCCGTTTTGCGTAACATTTAAACTTACAACCTGCCCAGCGGTATCTTTTACAGCTATGCCATTGCCATGAACGTTCACATTCACAGCGGCCATTGCAGTATCAATCTGCTTTATTAGTTCGGTTATTATATCTTGTGTTACGTACATTATTAAATTGTATCTATTTCTTCTAAAATTGCTAACAGTTCATTTCGTGCAGCTATTTCACCCATTTCGCGTTCATTATCTGATACTGTTGATATATCTTTACCAAACCTATCTTCTTGACTAACCATAACATCTGCAAGTTTATCAACTGTGTAAGTTACTTTGCTGTTTAAACCTTCTTCAGTTACCTTTATACTTTGAAATAACGAACCGCTAAAGTTTAAATCTACTGTTGAAGATTGCCTACCTGTTAAATCGCGTAATTGCCTATAACCCTGCATTAAATACTTTGTTTTGTGAGGGTTTCCATTTTTGAAAACTTTTTGACCGTTTTTACCTTCAGGTGTTATGCCTGCAGATGATACAGAAATTAACGTTAAAGGATTTATATAAAACGGATTTGTGCTATACTGACCAATTGAACTGCCTGAACTATCTAAACCTTCAAAAAATATTCTTTGCTTATATTCAGCTATAACTTGAAAGGCGGCTGCCTGTGAAATACGTTTTGCCGTATTATCATCAGCTACAACCTGCGCAAGTATTTCTAAACGTTCTATAATAGTCATTAGCCTGGGAACATTGGATACATTCTTAATCTTGGTTCACATCTGTAACAAAAACGGTCAGTTTCTAATAACTGAATAATATTATCAATTTCATTATCTAAGGCTTCAATGCTTGCATTTTCCCATTCTGTTATCTTAACGTTGGCCCATTCGTTACCGTGTGTTTTAATCAAGTTCAAACGGTTATTAGGTGATACCCATTCTTTAAGAATCTGAACGCCTGTTTGGTACAGAATGGCCATGCCTAAACGGTCCAAAAACTGACAAATAATATCAGTATCAACACAATCAACACGCACGCACGCGCCTAAATAACCTTGCGGTTGTGCTGCAATGCCATTCCATCCAGTTATATCTAAAACCGTATCGCCGCATGGTTTGCAGTTTGTCGAAGCATTGCAAGTGTACAAATATGGCGATATATTAGTAGTATCAATTGTTACTAATAATACATCTTCTTTGAATGATTTTTTAATAAATATATGCATTTCCGTATCTGCAAAAACAGATACAGCCTGACTAAATAATATATTGCCAACATAATCAGTTACGTAAATTGTGCTATTACCGTTGTTTGATGCCTTAAATCTAACTGTATCAATATATATTCTGCTTTGTGGGCTATCAATCCACTTTTTAGAAATCTTTATACCACGATTAACAGAAACAGGCATATCAACGCTATTTGATGCGCTGCAAACTGAATATTTAGAACCAATGCTGTTTAGCTTAATGCCACGCGCATTTAATACAGCCTTCAAACGTTTTTCAATTATATCAGCTGCAAAATACATCTTTTCCTGAACCGTTAAGGTAGCAGAAATAAGCGCTTCAGAACTAATAGCAGCAACGTTATTTATAGTTAAACCTTCAAGGTTTTCTAAATAATAACCGCTGCTTGGTACCGTTCCTTCTTCATAACAGCCATTTAAGCTAATTATGTAGTTTTCTAAACAAGTAGGTGTATTAAGATTCAGCATCTATATCAGTTTGTTTTTTACGGCCGCGTTTTTTAGGCTGTTCAGTTTGTATTATTTCTTCGGCTTCAATGGTTTCATTGGCTTCGATGGCTTCGGTTTGTCCTTGTCCTTGTTGTACATTTTCTTCTTTTTTAATTGTTGATAACATACCTTCAGAATAATAAATATCCTTAGGAAAATCATTTTGCTTTGTAGCCTTTTCAACAGCTTTGTTAATCTTTTCGCTACCAACTGTTTTTTTATTTGTTGTATAGTCGAATAAATAAACAACATCTTCATTATCGGTACGCTGTACATTTATAGCGCCGTAATATTTACGAATTATTGTTAGTGCTTGTGCTATCTTTTTTGAATAGTTTACCATGTGTTTATAATTTTAAAAAGGGGCGGTTTCCCGCCCCTGGTCATTAGAACTATATTGTTTTGTTGTAAGTATCTTCGCAATCAACACTATCAGTAATGATAAGTTGTGTTGCACCTGAATATTCAACAGCAAAGAAATTACCATACAAACCAAATACATCAGGTGTACCAATGATTGATTCGGTTGGCGCACCGTTAAATGATACTGGACCAGCTAAAGTCCAAGCGAGGTCTGTAAGTGTTGCACCTGTTGAAGCTGTTGAAGCATCATAGATATTTGTAAATGTTTTTGTAGAAACACTTAGCGCAACATCAGCACCAGTTGCAGAAACAATAACAACTGAAGTTACAGCGGCAGTAGTGATAATTGAGATATTTAAACCTGTGCCATCCCAACCACCTGATACGCTATAAACATAACCAGCGGCAGCTAAAGCAGCTTGTACAGCGGCAACATAAGCATTAGCACCAGCTTCAGTACCAGTATCAAATGTACCACCTAAGCTGATAGGCAAACCGTTTATTTGAATAGCAACAGCATCAGCTACATCAACTTCTTCACCTGTAAAGTTTTCAGCTGTTACAGATTTGCTGTAAAATAAAGCATTGCAAGTAACTTCGCATTGTTCAGCTGATTCGCAGAATTGAGCATCAGTAGCAACAGGCGCACCTGCAGCACCGCAAGCTGGTTCAATATCGCAATATCCTGTATCAGCGCAAACAACTTCGTATTTAAATACATCAAGAACGCCATCGAATAGACAGTCTTGTTGTGCCCAACATTTAGGCATACCTACAACCGCCCAGTTAGTAGCGAATTGGATGTAAAGTTCGATTTCATCGTTACACTTAACGTAAGACATAACAACATCATGCTCGATACCTAACCATGGGTCAACAACAGTCGTACGCATTTGGTCTTCAAAGTCATAAGTGAATTGACCTTTATTTTTTGCGTATGTAATAAGTTGAAGCGCACCTGGTGCCATTGCGATAATTTCGTTAGTGTTACCGAAAGCAGCACCAAGATTAGTATCGTAGAAAATTGAACGTGTGATGTCAAGCAATGAAGCATCAAAACCAGCATCGTTACCTGAAGCAATTGCGCGTGCTTTACGGTATTGGTCCAACAAAGTACCACCTACCAAGATAAGCTGTTGTTCAATTTCGGCCTGTTTGCGGTCGCTATCCAAAATTGATTCACCAACTGGATTGATACCCAAACCACTTGAAAGGAACAAAGGCAAAGATTTAGAAGTTACTGCAGGGCTGTTACAATCGCATTTAACGAAGTTACCTACAAAACCACCGTTAGCTACAACAGTAGAAACTTCTTTGCCAAGTTTGTTAATGTGATTTCTAAGAACTTCATTAACATAGCTGTTTTGATAATCAGCGCGGCTTTCTTTGATACAACGCATCAGTTCATCATCAATCTTAATTTTCTGACTAACTGTTTTGTTTTTAATTTCTACTTCATCGTACAAAGGCTTAACTACATCGCCATCAGTAGGGCAATATTCAAGTGAAGTATTTGTAGATTCAGAAAGGCGAGGGAAAAAACGGCGTGTAACTTTGTAAACTTTACCGTTACCTTGTTCAACTGCCTGAACGTTACCGAGTTTAACCTGTGAAGCGGATTTGTTTGCAGCGCTAACAAGCAATTGCAAAAGTCCAATGTTTGGTGATGGCATGGAGCGCATACCGTTGTTATTATTCAACGATAGGTCTATAATTTTCCACGCATCAGCGAGTTTTATAGTTGACATTTATTGTAATTTAATAATATAAAAAATTGTTTTTGTTTGGCATTTACCACGCTGCCTAGCGTACTGTTTTTTACTGTGCCTTAGCACCCTATTTTGTGAGAGGTCGTTACTGCAAAGATAAGATGTTTAAAAATAAATAATTTTATAATTTTTTTATAGAATGTTTTAACAAAAAAGGCAGCCATTTCTGACTGCCCCTCCTATTAAACCAAAACCTAAAACCTATATCATGCCATTTTCTTGAAGATACTTTAAACGCGCTGGATGAATACCGCTTTTCGTTTTTTCATCTATTTCAAAACTTTTTTGTTGGCCGCCGTTACTTTGCTTTTCAAAGTTGTATTCAGCTGCAATAATTTCAAATAGTGTTTCGTATCTTAAATTTTCAGTAGGTTTAGATGGATGCTTTACACGGTTGCCATCTTTGTTTACCCAAATGTTATTATCAGCATCAATTTCAAAATCAAAACCACGTTCACGTATTTCAGCTTCTAAAATAGCGCGCATTTCTTTAGGTGCTAATCTTGCATTCTTAACAGATTCAACAAGCGAACCGCGTACTTTATCTATTTGCTGATTCTTAATGTAACTTTGAAATTTGCCCTGTTCTTCTTTAATAGCCTGTTGCATCAGCATTTCTTTTTCATTTAGCTTTGCATTAGCTAATTCTAACTGTTGTGTAAGTTGCTGCAATTTTTGCGCATCGGCTGAAGTGTATTCCATTTTAAGTTTTTCAATCATTTCTAATTGGCTATTCTTTAAATCAGAAACAATTGTCTTAAACCTATCTTTTTTATCAACTGGCTCGTATTTCTTCAGGTCAATACCAAAAGCATCAGCTATCTGCTTTTCAGTTTTGGCATAAGCAGCACCAAACAATTCAGCGCTTTTACTTTCTTCAATTTGTTTACCTAAACGTTCGGCAATGGTTTTTTCAAATTTAGAAACGTACCCGGTAACGGCATCATCTAAACTAATTTCGTTAGCTTCTAATTTTAAAATTAGTTCAGGTTCGATACCCAATTTTTCTACAAATTTTTCAAGCATTTCCATGTGTGTTTAAATTAAAAAATATTTTAGTAAATTCATCAAAATCTATACTTAAAGGCAATTCATAACCGCCCTTTAAAATAACCTTTGTAAAAACGCTGCCATCTTGCCAATCAGCTTTATAAAATGTCGCTACTTCGTCTAAATCAATATAACAATAATCTTCAAGTTCAACAACAAATTCAGTTTCTTTGTTATTCAACTTTTCATCTATTAACTTTTTAATTTTACCTGCTTCTTTATAATCTTCAGCTTGTACTGCTTCGTTATAATCATTCTGCAATTCTTCAAGTGTTAATGGTTCATTATCATATTCTAATTGAATAACAAATTTACAAAAACGTGCCATATTATTTACGTTTATTTGAACAGCCGCAACCGCGTTTAGTTGTTACTGTTTTTTGTTGAATAGGTTGTGCAGGTTCAGATACGTGAATAGTGCCTAAATAGTTATAATTGCCAGTTTGTTGTTCATTATACCATTGCATAGGTGTAAACTGATATTCTGTACCTGTTGTTTTGTGCTTTGCTTTTATTACTAACATTCTATAATTCTATAAGTGTAAAGTTAATAAGTTGATTAGGCTGATATATTTTAATTGCTTCAAACCAACGCGCATCAGGAACTACCATGCAACCTGCTGACCATTGGTCAACTATACTACCTAAACCGCCGCGGTGAAAGTTGATACCATACCAACCGCGCATTTTAATATTTTTATCTAAATTTCTATCTTTATTACCATCGCGGTAAATTTCTATTGCGCCTGACTGATAAAAATATGGCGCACCTAACCATAATGAAGCCCAATTGCCTGAAGTTACAAACTTATGACTTCCGATAACTTGCTGCTCACATGCAACCGCTGCACCTGTTATTCCACCAACGGTCAAAGGATTGAATATGTAAAAGTCACCAGGTTTTGTTGTGCAGGGCATAATCATGTCGGCAATTCTGTTTTGAAACCTCACAACAAAGTCCGAAAATCTATTATCAAATGTTTGACCCGTACGAATCCAAACAAAATCATTAACAGGTTTTACCCATCCGCGAATATTCATTTCTGTATCTATCCATGCTTTTGCACCTGTTAATGTTTTAGGTCCTACAATGCCATCAATGGCAGCATCGTAATAACCTTTGCTTTGTAGTATTTTTTGAAAGTTTTGCATGTGTTATTTTTTTTGATAATTAGCCGACCTAACAGGATAAGCAATATGCCTACAATTATAACCGCCGCGATTTTGACAAAAGTTTTCAGGTGTTGTGTTTGGTATCATACCGGTACCGTTATCATCAGCCCAATCTATTTCATCTTGCAAATCGGCAAACAAAATTAAACCTTTTTTCCCATTTTTAGTTTCTGTTACCCATCTTTCGCATTGCGCGCGGCTATCTTTTACAATACTGCCAACGTATAACAGCGCATCCATTTTATAAACTTTGCGGACCGCTTCATTAACAACACCATCGTATTGTAATAACGCATCGCGTGAAGCCTGCAAAGATATTCGTTTTAATACACCTTGTCGCGCTGGTGTTGTAGTTAATTGGCCTGCAATAGATGCCACAACATCTGTAAGGCTGCTACCTTGGTTAACTGCTACTAATAATTCTTGTTTAAGCGGATTTATTAGTGTTTGTGTTAATCCTTGGCCTTGCATCGCCGCTATAACATTATTAACGGCCCAACGTTTAAAAGGATTCAAAAAACTTTTTGTAATATCTAAACCGTTTAGTTCGCTTTGTATCGCTTGTTGTTCAGCGGCTAAGGTATCGAAATTAGACAAAAAACCGCTGACCATGTCATTATACCCCGACTGAATTAAATAACGTTCTATTGCACGTTTAAATGTACTAAGGCGGCCTATATTTTCTTTACTTCGTACTAAATTACCTGAACTTGTTCTAAACTTTTCAATCCATGCAACAACAGCTTTTACAAACTTAGGTTCAACTTTATCAAACCGCTTTTGTAAAATTTCTAATGCTTTATCGTTTATTCTTTCAGGTGCGTTGAGGTCCATTACTGATTATCGTTGTCGCTATCTTCTATATCATCATTTTCAAACTGATTCATATTTATTTCAGGCACTTCAACACTTGCAACCGCTTCAAACCTTGGCGCTAACTTTGCATCAATAGCATCTTTAATAGCTGTGTATTCGCTGTTCATAATATCAAAACCTTCATCATAATAAAGTTCAGTAATAGCATCAAAAACGAATTGTGCACTAATAGCATCCTTTTCGGTTATTTGACCGCTTGCAAGTAATTGTACGCGTTCTTCAACGGTATAAAGATAAGCACTATTATACATAGCGCAAATGGTCGCTATTTGGCGTGCAACAGCATCAGCATTATAACGGCGGTCAACATAGCTAATGTAAGATTCGTAACGTATAGCCGCTGGTAATCCTTTTTGCGATGCTGCAAATTCTGCCATCAATTCTGTTTCTGTTTTCAAGTCAAAACTAATCGGCGCGTTTACCATTATAGGACTTTCAGTATCTAAAAATACAATCGCCTGAATTATTTTTAACACATCTTTATAACGCGCATAAACATCATCGCTAATTTTACCAACTTCTATATATTCAGGTTCGCGGTCAAGTTCTTTAGCAACACCACTTTGCGCTGACTTTAAAGAACGGTTAATATTCAATACTTGTTCAGCTTTAGCTAATGCAGAATCAGCTACCTTATTTGTTTCTTGAATAGTCGAAACATCAGGTGAATAATAACGTATCGGTTCTACTTGTTGTTTATCTATATCGCCAAATTTCGAAGTAGTAGGGTTTAAATTATAAGCAGCCAATGGTGTTATACTTAATGTTTTGCCATGACCTTGACATGTTTTGCA